TCTTTAATCGCATCCATTTTAGAATAATAAAGTTCTTCTGTCAATGTAGAAACATCAAAGTTGTCATCCAAGAATATAATACCATCCTCGTTGAAATACTCTGTTACTCCTCTACAACCGTAGAAGATGGGGATTGTCCCTGTTGCGAAACAGTCCGTTAGTTTCTCTGTAAAGTATGTATCATAGACGGCATTCTCTACGGCAATAGAGAACATATAATCTCTAAGTCCATCTTCTTTTCTATTAAGATCACGAAATCCACGACCATAAAGATCAACTTGATCCTTGAATTTATCTACAAATTCTAGTCTTTTACGGTGCCCAGGAACCATAGACTTGTTTGATGAGATCATTGAAACAAGTTTAGTCTTTTTAAATACCTGTCTATCTTCTACCCAAGGAGCTGCGTTTGTAAGTGCATATTGAAACTTAGGGTACTTCTCACAAAGTTCTTTATCTGGAGAAAGAATACCATCAACTCTAGATGCAACAAACTCATAGTTTGCGAGAATCCAATCATAAACTCCTTGAATAATTTGTTTGGATTCAAGAAGCCAAATATATTTGGGTGTACTAGAGACATCTTGAAAAATGTCAAGAGATCTCTGATTTACATATAGACTTACAGATCCAGAACCATCATAAACCCATTCAGTATACTTGGAAGTATTTTTATCTGAGGTAGAAGGAAGAAGAGAGTCGTTACAATAAAGATTAATTTTGAACTTGCTCATTCTTCATTGCCTCAAATACTTTAGCGATACCTTGATCAATTGTCGTTTTCGGAGTCCACCATTTCATTAAGTAAGTATCTGGTCTATTTCTCTTATCCATTTGAACACTATCTTTTTCTGATGATGGTTGTATTGTCACATCATATCTACCAATCAAATTAAACTGTCCACAAATTATGTTCGCAACATCAAGGATCTTTGTAGAGTGGAAGCTGGTGATGTGAAGATTGTCTTCAGAAGTAAAATCATTGTAATTTTCCATGATCGTTTCAAGTGCTTCACAGCAGTCTTCTGCGTATAGAAACTCTCTTTCCTCTTTACCATCAGTAAGCATGTCAATAACACCAGTTTCAAAACCCTTGCGGATGAAGTCCGTAATGACATGGGATTTTTCGTGATCTTTTTCAATTCCATAAACATTCCAAAACTTTACGATCAGACCATTCAATGATTTGGTATAGAGTTCTCCAACATTTTTAAGTACACCATACGGAGAATAACTCATGTTACTCATTTGAGATGATGCAAATACAAACTTCTTATTATATTTTTTAAGAAGTCCAAAAGCATTAGCCATCAGACGAGTGTTGTTATCAATAAACTGGAAAGTATGTTGATACTTTTTCAGATAACGAGAACCACCGACATCAAATGCAAGGAAGAATACAAAATCAGAATCAGAAATTCTTTCTTCCAAAAGAGGATTAGGGATGAGCGTCATATCCTCATGAGGATTGTTTACTACGTCAAATTCATAGACATAGTGACCCTTAGAACGCAAATAATCTGTAAGGTAGGCACCAATTTGCCCACTAGAACCGAGTACTGTAATTTTCATCAGACAATTGTGATTTCGTGTGCATTTCCAAAGTTGACAATACCAGTACCACTCATATGAGCAATCTCAGTAACATCAAACTTTTCTTCAGGAATTTCATCCCACATTAGTTGAATATCAGGCCAGTCAGGTCCAATATCATCATGAATCATGATACCTTTCCAACCTTTATCACGTAACCAGTCCATCATGACACGTTCTTGTGAACCATCATGTGGATCTACATCGATCATTACAATAGAAACATTATCCCAGTCGATTGTATCATCTTGCATAAAGTCCTGAATCTTCCAAGTAATATTTTCTCTTTTAATATTACTTGCACCTTGTTCAACTAGATCATAACTAATTACCTTATTGGTTGGATTATATGAAAGTGCAAGACCAGATCCTCCAGTACGAGTTCCAATATCTAAGATAGTAGTTTTATTAAAAAATGTAGATAAGTAAGCATAAAGACGATACTCACTTTGACCTGCAGGGAGCCAATCATTTTGATTTAGAGACATATCTCTAAGATGACTAACATCCAGATTCTTTACATGTTCTTTAATTATTTCAATTTTCATTATTCTTCTCAGCAATTTGTTCAGAAATCCATGCGTATGTTTTACGAATACCTTCTTCTAGAGTCTGTGAATAATCCCATCCTAGTTCCCTACGAACTACATCATTATTAGAATTACGACCACGGACACCAAGGGGACCATCAATATGATTCTTCTCTACTGTTTTACCTGATACTTTAGCCGCAGTATCCACAAGTTGATTAATGGTAACCATTTCTTCAGAACCAATATTTACAGGTCCAATAAAATCACTATCCATTAGTCTTCTAGACGCTTCAATGCATTCATCAATGTACAAGAAGGAACGAGTTTGTAGGCCATCTCCCCACACCTCGATGGATCCACCTTCTTTCGGGAGGTAAGCGACTTTACGGCAGATTGCAGCTGGAGCTTTTTCTCTTCCACCTTCCCAGGTTCCTTCTGGGCCGAAGATGTTGTGATAACGAGTAACACGAACAGGAATACCGTAATTACGGTGATAAGCGAAGTAAAGTCTCTCCGAGAATAATTTTTCCCATCCATATTCAGAATCCGGATTAGCAGGATAAGCAGACTCTTCACGACAATCTGGATTGTCAGGATCTAGTTGATTGTGCTCTGGATACATGCAAGCAGAACCAGAGTAGAAAATTTTAGTTTTAGTAGTGCCAAGTTTTTCATTCATCTGACGTTGCATTTCAAGAACGTTCAGATTAATAGTAACAGAATTATGCATAATATCTGCATCGTTCTCGCCAGTGAAAACGAATCCAGCACCACCCATATCAGCAGCAAACTGATAGATCTCATCAAATGACTGAATATAACGATAAGGAACTGACTGATAAAAGTTTCCCCTATCTCCTTTATATTCAAGGACACGACGAACAAAATCTACATCACGCAGATCCCCTTGAATAAATTCGTTTGCTTCAGTTGGAGAATACTCAGGATACTTAAGGTCTACACCACGAACCCAGTAACCTTCGGAACGAAGTCTACGAACCATATGACTTCCAATAAAGCCACCGGCACCAAGCACAAGTGCCTTTTTAATATATTGACTCATTTTTTGATCAAAAATAATAATCTCAATAGTATATATTATACTAAAAAAGGTGGGTTTATGCAACCCACCTTTGTAACTCAGGCTCGCCACCTATTCTTTTTGACGAACGGAAAAATAGGAAACCGTTGCAGATGCTCCGCACCAGTTGGCATATTTAAAGACCCTTACCAACGGGGTCAGAATGGGTCATTGACTCCACCACCTAGTTTACCAAACTAGGAAAAGTTAGTTGAATTAATTTTGGAATTTCAATTGCGGCATAGAAAGCACACAATACAAGAATATCCCAAAACTTATACTTGATTGCAAAAGGAACGACAAAGACATTGCCGATACATTTTACAAGTAATCCAACTTTAGGATCTCCCCATAACAGAACAAAATATCCTGAAAGAAGGAGGAGATTTCCAATGTATCGAAAAAGATTCGATTTAGACATAAGGGGTTTGCTCCCGACCAGTGCTGTTATAGACCATCCGTGTCTTCATCATCCCGAACATAACAGGGAACTCGATCTGGATCTAACCATTTCGCATACTCAATGTCTTCCATTGCAGTAGTACATTGTAGACCATTATCAAAAAGATAAATGTCATTCCAGCGTTTGGTATAAGAATCCTTTTTTTGCATTCTATAATCAGGCATACCATTGAGTTCAATGATACCTTTTTGAACAAACCTATATCCTTCTCTTTCAAGAAGAACTTTAGGGAGTGTTTCGATCATTATGCAAGAACTCCTTCAGCTTCCAGATCATTATAAATGTATTCCATCAAGATTTCATAATCATCAAGAGGATCACCTGAAAACATTGCACCATTAGATTCATAAAACCTACGAACTTTTTTGTAAAGTTTCGGATTCTTCACATCGAGATAAGATTCTCCATTCGCAGCAGACTTCAGGGTTTGAAGATCTTTTTTGAATTTAGCAGTGAGTGACATTTTTTTTGTTTTGTTTACCTTGTTATTATAGGGGTTAGACTTAGAGAAGTCAAGATGGACGGTTTAAAAACTGTCCATGCTGGTTGAGGGGATCGAACCCACCTGAGACCGATTATGAGTCGGGCGCTTTCACCAGATAGCTAAACCAGCAAGTAGGACTGCAGAGAATTGAACTCTGTTCACACCGTTATAAGCAGTGGGCCTTAACCAATAGGCGACAGTCCCATAAAAACCCAGTTTAGTTTGGGTAAGTAAACTTGTCAAGTACCTTCTTCGTGGTCGGTATGTATTCGTATGAGTTCTTCATCCGAAGGAAGATCTTCAAATATTTTTACAACTTCTTTGTGTGGCACAATAATTGCGGTTCCGTGTTCACTAACAATTCTAAAAGATTCACCATCTTCAACTCTATTAAAGAGTTCGTCGAATCTATTTTGGAATTCCTCAACCGTGAATTGTTCCATTGATTTCATTTCGTTAGACTTATTTTAACTTAGATTTTTACCGTTGTCAAGGGGCCTTTCTGATTTTTATTGCATCCCATATTCGTTGGAATTCTGGGAATGTTTCTATAACACTTTCATTTCTTAATTTATCAAACTTTCTCATCGATCTTAAGAAATCTGGTATCAATAATTGTTCTTGGTACAAATCTATGTAAGTTATTAGACTTTCAAAGAAAATTACACTCCTAGTAGATCCATTCGGTATTAAGAAATTATCAATATGATTTCTAATATTTTCTTTTGCAGCTTGTTTGGTTTTTTTATCCAATACCCAAACAGTCATTTCTCTTGGACCTTGCATGAAATTTAAGAAGAAGTAATCAATATTCTTCATTAGTCCACTATTATAAAGATATTGATGTAATGTAACAACATCAAAAATATTCAATGCTTGGACTGTACAATCAAAATGCAATTCATGAGTATGTTCCTTATCTTTGAACCTTTCTCTAAATTGTTTTGCATGTGAAAGAAACCTGTCCCACTTAAATCCTTTCCTAATCAATTCACCTCTTTTTCCTACACCATCAACACTTATATGCACTTCTACAGCGTTATTAAACTTATCCCACAAATCGAAAATATGTCTTCCTTTATAAATTAGATTACTAAAGTTACTATTATAAGCAAGAGTAACTTCATCATTTTTACCTAGTTCAACTAATTTGTCTAAGATTTTCCAATGTTCATCTATGATTAATGATTCTCCACCAGAGAAATATAAATGTTTAGCAACACCTAGATAAGGTTCTACTTCTTCATATGCTTTCTCAGATGCGTTCCACCTTCCAGAAATCTTACCAGTTTGTTCTAATTCAAAACTAGAACTGGAGGTTACACTACACATCCTACACTTGAAGTTACATTTACTACTCAGTTTTACATCCCATTGAACAAATCCAGGTTCTGTAACTGAGTAATCATCATTTGTTTTATAAACAAATTCAGGATAATCTCTAAACAAACTACCATTTAAGTCTTGTCTGAGGGAACTCTTTCCAGCCTTTTCATTAACATAACATACCTCACAATTTTTATGAGGTACTCCATTAAGCATGTTTTCTCTAAGTTTCTTTATGGGATCATCATTCCAAATTTCCCATAAAGATTTTTGTTTGATATCTCCATAAAGATATTCAGAAACACAACAAGGCTTCACTTCACCATCTTGACGAATATCTAGATTCATCCAAGGTGCAACACAAAAAACTTTACCGTTTACATTAATTCTACTTGTATCAATCATTGCCCAGAACTCTCTCTAATTCAGGAAAAACTTCTAAAGAATTTTCATTCCGTATACTATCTAGTGCAGACATATAAGCTTTAAAATGCGGAATTAGATTATCTTTCTTATCTGTAGATAAAAGTTTAAGAATCGATATGTATTGTTTAATTGATTCTTGTGCCTTTGCTGGTACAAGATAATTTTCTATATGATATTTAATCTTTTCTCCAAGTAGTTTTCTTGACTTAGAATCAAGAATAAGAACTGACATGAAATCTGGATTATGCAAAATACACAAAGAAAATTCATCCCAACTCTTAATTATTCCTCTGAGGTAAAGCTCTTTATGAGCATCCATAACATGGAAACAGTTCATTGCCTGAACAACAAAATTAATTCTCACATTATTATGAGGAAATCTACTTCTAAAAAGTTTGAAGTTATTTAGAAACTTTTGCCAATCAAATCCTTTACGGATTAACTCACCTCTTTTTCCAATTCCATCCAAACTAATCATAATATGAACGTCTTCAAATTTATCCCACAAATCAAGAACATTAGTCCCTTTATATATGAGAGTACTGAAGTTGGTATTATATCGAATAGGAACATTAGTCTTACCTTTTTCGATTAGTTTGTTCAATATTTCGTAGTGGTGATCAGCAATTAGAGGTTCTCCACCGGCAAAATATACTTCTTCAACAATATCATACAATGGTTCAATATCATGACGAACCATGTCCATATCAATTTTTGGAAACTCCCCCTTAATATCAAATTCTTTTCTCATTTCTTGTTCCCAGGCACTACTGCAACCAGGACCGCACATTCTGCATTTAAAGTTACAGATATTGTTTAATCTAAAATCCCAATATACAAGATTGAACCTTTCAAAAGTACCATCCTCTTTAGTTTCTTTGACATACTTATAATGTTTTGAATAATTATTATTCATAGTATTTCTCAAAGAAGAATGTCCAACTTCTTCTTCTTTATAACAAGATGTGCAGAAACTGGATTTTTTTCCTGCCATCATATTTCTACGAAGTTCTCGCATCTTATCATTGTTCCAAATCTCCTGAAGAGACTCATTCATCAATGAACCAACACGAAAATCTCTAGGATGACCTTCGCATTCAGAAGCAATATACTTTAATGGATTTTCTTGTTCATATACATTATCTTCTTGACCATCAATACTTGTATCACTTTCACATATGGGCAATAGACAACATGGATATACATCACCATTAGGATTGATGTTCATATGAACCCAAGGAGCCATGCAAAAAGTTTTATTCTTATTCATAACAATTTTGAATTTGATGAATCAAAATTAATCCGAGTTGAGGGATTTGAACCCCCGGCCCTCTGCTCCCAAAGCAGATGCGCTACCAAACTGCGCTAAACCCGGTTACCTATTTCTATGTATAAACATAATACCAGCAAATGGCACGATTGTCAAGCCACATCCACATAAAAAAAGAAATAAAGAACTAGATGCAAGTGTCTCTACAATATGGAAAATCATCTTCCTCTCCAATTTTTATACTCGTAGTAAAAATATTGGTCTGCCTCATCTAGACCACTCAAAGGTGCGTGAACATCCCAATAGGACCATTCGATACAAAACTGTTTGATATGCATATCATTCATTGTAGTTTTTACTCCAAGCATCCTTGAAAATGAAGATGAAGCAAACCAATATCTCTGCCTAATGTGCGGTTCCATTTCCCTTATAGTCTTTGGAGTCATAGTATCCTCCTCTTGTTCCGAAATAGAGTGTTGATAAGACAAAAGGAATAGCAACAAATAAAAGTGCTTTACCTAACATGATGACCTCCAAACATATAACGCATACCGTTTAAAATCTTGGCTCCGAAAGTACCGAGATTGCGCGAATTAAATCTTTCAAAAAGGGCAGTAGTAATAACAGGAGCGGGAACCCCCAGGTCCACAGCGGCAGAAACAGTCCAACGACCCTCACCGCTATCGGATACGCCTCCAGAGAACTGTTTAAGGCTACCATCCCTGCGTAACACATCAGCAGTAAGATCAAGTAACCAACTACCAACAACGCTACCGCGACGCCATAACTCAGCCACCTCAGCAACGTCAATATCATAGCAATAACTTTCAGGATCCGACATTGGAGCGACTTCTGCATCTCCCTCTCTAACATACTTTGCACCTGCATTGGCGTTCTTAATAATATTAAATCCCTCAGCATATGCCTGCATTATTCCGTATTCTATTCCATTATGAACCATCTTCACAAAGTGTCCTGCACCTGGACCACCACAATGCAACCAACCATATTCAGATGAAGTTATAGGTGAGTCAAATTGAGTCCTGGGGGCAGCATTGATTCCTGGGGAGAGTGCATCAAAAATGCGCGAACAAGTGGAGACCGCAGTATTTCCGCCACCAACCATAAGACAGTATCCACGATCCAAACCATAAACACCGCCGCTAGTACCACAATCAATATATTGGATACCAAGTTTTGCCAGACGTTCTGCTCTTTTCCGACTGTCTTTAAAATTGCTATTGCCATGATCAATAATAATATCTCCTTCACTACAATATCGTAGTAACTCATTGATCGTCTCCTCTACGGTTTCGGCAGGGACAACCATCTGAAAGATTCCTGGTTGTGTTCCACCATTTTTATTTTGTTTAACTACTTTAACAAGGCTTTCAATATTAGTTGCAATTCCATTAACAAATCCCTTTTCAAAGGTTTCGTTTGCTTTTTCATAATTTCTACGATATCCCCAAACTTCAATACCTGCTTTCATCATACGGCGAGACATACCTTCGCCCATTCTTCCAAGTCCGATTAGTCCTACTTTCATACTGTTTTCCTAGTAAGCGTGTGTAAGTCCCCAATAAATCCACAACCCTATAAGGGTTGCATATATCAGTGATAGTGCAAATATTGTCTTAATCATCTTCTTCATCCTCGTAAGTAGATGGTTCTTCAAAGAGTTCTTCCATTTTTTGTTGAAAAACTCTTTGATGTAGTTCTTGCAAATCTTCTTCTGTGAATCTAACCACTAGTAATGGATCTCCTGCCTTAACGTCGTTTAATTCTGGATGTTTAACTTTTGGACTTTTTGAATACCCATGATGAGCATTCATAATCATCCAACCTTGTACAAACATAGAAAGAGAAATAACCAAAAGAACAAACCACGGAACCAAAAAAATTAATTCAGAGTGATTTTGAGCCATGGTAGTAAAGGAGGAATAACTCCAACCAATCTCAAAAGTCCCTCAGCAAATAAAGCAAGAACCACCCAACCGACGCACATACTAATGATAGAAGCATTACGGTTGTGTCGTCGTATTGCTGCATCGATCATCTCCTGAACTTCAGAACG